GAAAAAATAAAAAGAGGTTTAATTAAATAAATTCTAACTGATGAAGCTAAAAGCAGAAACTTTGAACGTTGCGAAACGTGCGAAGTCTTAGAATATAAGGGTTATAATTAATGATTTTAACAACCATTTTAATAATATGCTTTATTATATTGCTTAGATATAAAAAAGCTCTTAAAAATAAGGAGTTTTAAACAATGGATATTATTTTAGGATTTACCCATCTGATTATATTTATAGTATGGATAATATTAATATTATTTACAGACTTTGAAATATAAGCTAGGATTATATTTTTAACCTCAATTATAAATATAAACTTAATTTTTAAAACAAGGGAAAAAATGAAAGATTTTATAGAAATTATAATTTTAATCTCCATTCTGATTATATTTTCAGCTTGGATTCTGATCTTGTTATATTTTTCACTTGGATTATAAATTGGATTTAAATTTTGAATAATAAAAAAAAAGATAAAGGAGTTATAATGGATAACAATACAAAAGAATATTACGAAATAATGAGTAAGCAAAAATGCTGTAGATGCGATGATGATGGAAGAACTCCATATACAACTGGCCTTGTCATTGCTTACAATGACTCTGATGGGAATTTTGTAAGAGGTTGGTGTGAAGAATGTTGGGAAAATGTAATTGAAGAACAAAAAAACGAAGAGGAGGAATAATGGAAAAAGAAAAAATGTATTGTGCAATAGTTTGTGTTACATCTCAGCATTGCGATATTTATAAACAAAATATCAATTATGTATTTCATGCTGTTGATGACAATGATGCTATTGCTTATTTAAAAGATAATATCGATGATGATTATGGAGTTAATATTATAAATAGTGATGTAGTTGAATTGGAGGTTTCACGATGGAAAAAATATTAAAAGAGTTAAAAGCAACCTTAAAGATTGAAGAAGAAAGTATGAATCAAGCTGATGGAATGTCTGATTGGGATAACTATCATCAATATAAAGGATGGGTTGAGGCTTTAGAATATGCTATTGGAGTAATTCAGAATCCAATATATAGGGAGGGCAAATAATGGAATGCACTTACTGCGATCGTGAAAATTTATACACCTATTATATTATTGACTTGGATTTAGGTCAAGAGATAGCGTGTGAAGGGTGTAATGATTATTTATATAAACAATGTAATAAAGAGGAGGATTAATTATAATTATAACTTGCTTTTATATCTATCCCCTTAGATTAGAGCTAAGAGTTTTGCCTAGAGGAATCCCTATCCCTAGCCTAATTATAAAGCTAGGGTGGATTCTAGGCTTATCTATCCCCTTGAGTTATCGCTTCGGATATGCCTAAAAATTATAAATCTTACTATAATTTTCGCTCTAATTCCATTTTCGGTAGTAAGCTACCTATCAGATCAAGTTTAGAGTTCGTCTTTGATTGTGGCTATACTGAAATCCCTTTTTGTAACCACATTTATAATAACCTTATGCAAAAAGTACATAGTTGTCAAACCATAAGGGTTTATAAAATATGATAATCTATTATATTTTCCAAGTGCATTTTGATATTTCATTATATTTCTCGTCTGAATTCCTAGTTTGTTATATTTTTTGTTTGCATTTGGTAAACATTTAATTTTATATTTGAAGCATGAAACTAAAACATTTTAATTATACAAAGCTAAAAGAAAAGATAAAAGAGTCTGGGCTTAAATCTAAGTTTATAGCAGATAAGCTAGGCTTTCACCGAATAACATTAACCTTTTATTGTACTGGAAGACGTAATCCTTCGCACGAAACATTAAAGCATATAGCAAGGTTATGTCATTGTAAACTAAGGGATTTTTATGACACAGAAGAAGAATACCAAGAGAAAACCAGAGAACATTAAAACAATCGTTAAGAATTATAATGAGAACGTGGATTTGAAGCGACACGATCTATCTAATGGTAGATGGTACGAATCTAAGGGTAAGTATTATATTTCAGTTACGAGTTTTGATTCTATTGTTTCTAAGGGTGAACATTATGATAATTGGCTAATGACTAATGGATTCGATGCAATTAAGATTAGAGATGAGAAAGCTTTAATTGGTACAATAGTCCACGCTTATATTGATATGCTTGTTGAAGGCGAGGATATTGATATACGTCAAGGCTTTAACTACAATGGTAAGCATTATAATTTTGGGTACAATTCTGATGAAGAATAATACACTTATATATTCTAACTATCGAAATTTTATGGCTAAGAAAAAAGAGCTAGAAAATACGTTAAGACCATATACACAAAAAACAAAAAAATATGCAGTAGAATTTGTAGAGGATGTTATCGATTGCGATGATCCTGGATTTGTTATGGGAAGACTTGATAAGCGACCAGTTAACTTTTTTACTAAATTATACTATATAACACATAAAGGGATAAGGATACTGCCACATGATACCAAGTAATCAGATTAATAAAAGACTAATGGGTTTTATGAAGTTTTGGGAGGATTATAAACCTATCGCATTTGCATCAGAAATTCAGCTACATCACAAAGATATACCTTTTTGTGGTACTGCTGATTTTGTAGGCTTAATAACAAATCCAAAGACAAATAAGTCTGACATAACTTTAGTTGATTATAAAACAGGCTTGAATTACCCTGTACATCAAATTCAGTTATCAGCGTATGCAATGATATGGAATAAATTATTTCCAAAGTATCCAATAACAAAAGTTGCGTGTTTGCATCTTAAAAGCACTTGGATTAAAGCACCGACCTATACTCTTAAATATTATAATATTGATTATGATTTGGTAAAGAATTGCTATGATTTATGGAAGTGGCACAACTCTAGCACTAAAGGAGATGCACCAAAGCCACGATTTAAAAAAGAATTTGAAACAAAGTTTACATTAAACAAAGGATAAGATGCTAGAAAGCCAAAAAGATTTAACAAAGTTTCTTAAAAACAACACTGGTGAAAGATATGCAAGGCAAAGACACGCATATACAAATGTTATAAATAACTACCCATCTTTTAAAATATATGGATTTAAAAGGGCTATTTATGAGCATTTAATGTATAGAAAAAAATATGAAGATGAATATATAGAATTTGACAACTATACTGAGTATAAAGAATCTTTTTATTATCCTCATTTCTTGCCAGACTTATATTGTATAACTCCTGACCATATTATATTGGGAGAAATAGAAGATTACAGTAGGTTTGAGGATAAATATGGGTTTCAGTATTGGCTATGCGATGTAGATGCAGCAGTGCCAATAGAATGTCTAACAAGTGTTTTTGGTTTTAATAGGTATGGAGAATTTGAAAGAGTTTTGTCGCCAAGTGAAAATTATTTTGATAATCCCAATAAAAAAGTATGGGGTAAGTTGTTAAAAGATATGAATGGCTACGAGGAGATGAAAAAAACAAACGATATCAGCGTTATGAAAAGCAAAGTATTATTGCACAATTTAAGTAATTCTTATATTTAACAAAGGAGAAGTAAAGATGAAAGTAACATATAATTCTGGAAAATATAATGTCGAAGTTGAAGGTGGCATCAAAGAAATCTTTGAGCAACTAGCAACATTTGATAGTGTATTTGGAAATGCAAAGAATAAAGCAAATGGCAGTGAGAATATTGGCTTTAGATGTAGAGAGGTAGATGGCAATAAGTACTATGAGATGTATGATAGAGATACATTCCATACTCTTAAATTTGGTCAGACTAAAAAAGATGGTAGCTTATTTCCACGAAGAAAAGATGCAGATGGTAATTGGCTTGATGATGGTGGATGGACTAAGTATAATCCAGATGCGCCAAATGTAAAGCAATCTAAACAAGAAACTGCTAAGGCAGATCAAGACATACCTTTCTAATGATTAAGCTGTACATCCAAAAAAATAATAAAGAATACTGGGCAGATGGGGATAAAGTATTTGCTTGGTTGTACGAGCGTTATGTAAAAAATGAAGGAAGGTCACAGAAAGCTAAAGGGAAACCAATGCCTTACTCAGAAAAATTAGATAATTTCTTTGCCGAAATATCCCTAGACAAACAATGGTTATCTGATATGGGTAAGGCTTTCCCTGGAATTAATATTAAAAATGAGCTTGACAAAGCAAAAATGTGGCTTATATCTAATAAGTCTTATAAAAAAGACTTGAAGAAATTTTGTTATAATTGGATTGCAAGAGCAAATCCTACAATGGTAGCAGAAGAAGAAAAGAATGAATATCAGATTAAAAAACGTAATAAGTTAGCTGAAGCATTTAAACAAATGGAGCAAAAGTATAAAAAATGACAGATATAGCTAAACATTTGCAAGTTGTATATGAAGCACTTGAGGTAGCAAGGGAAGGATTAAAGCAAATGACTGAGAATCCTATTGCAGTAAAAACCTTGGAAGAGATAGACAAAATTACTACTAAAGTATTTGAGGATTGATTATATTATGGAGGCTACCCATTTTGGAGGTTTTCCATATCCTTTCTTTTCCTCCTTGTTACTTTGGTAACAGGGTAGCCAATTTTTTATGTATGGCCTCAAAGAACAATTAAAAAAATCTTCATTCACTTGCGATATGTGTAAAAGTAATTATTTTCACAACTTTTCTTATGTTTTTTATACTTATGGGATTTTACCCAAAACACCTTCAGAGAAGCTTATTATATGTGGAAAATGTGCGCTGCGAGAGGGTAAATATAAAACAATAAAGCAATTTAAAGAAGCATTTAATGCCTAATTATAAAGAGTCATTTAAAAAAAGGAATACAATCAATACAGCAGAGGAAAAATGCGTGGAATACTTACAAAAAAACAATATTTTATTTACTAGGTATGGATTTGACTGCCTACACGATGTTTCTGTAAAAGATTTTATGAAAATACCTGAAAATTTAAGATCTACACCAGATTATATGGTTTTTAGAGACTCTGCATTTTTTTTAGAAGCAAAAGGATGCTTTGACTTACTAAAATTAAAGTTAAGCGACCTAAAAGCTTATAATTTTTGGAATAATTTGTGCAAACTTTATATTTTTAGCTACTCAACTAAGTTTAAAGAGAAAAAAATTGTTGCACTTGATAAAATAACAGAGATTGTAGCAACGTGCAAGATAGATTATTATGAAGACAATGGAAAAGCATATTATAAAATACCTTGGGAGAAAATATGATAAAAGAAATAGAAGAATTATATCCAGAATGTACCAATGAATTACTTGATAATCAAGAAAGGGCATATAAGCTTTTTTGTAAAAAACAGCATGATTATGGCGATTCTAATATCCGATTGGGCTTAGACCTTGACTCCTCCTCATCCGAGCGTTCGCAAAACAATAGGCTAGCCCAGTTGGGTATCGTGATTAGAATGAACGATAAAATCAGTAGGTTAATTAACTTATATAAAAAAGATATGGAAGAATCATCTGCTGTAAAAGAATCTATAGAAGATACAGCGATTGATATGATGAACTATGCAAATATGTTGATGGTATTAAGGGCAAATAAATGGGGCAAGTAGTGAATTGCAATATTTGCGACTCTGAGATAGAAGAGGATAATGGAGATGTGATAGGAAACTTTGGCATATGTCCTGTAGCTTTTTGTGTGTGGTGCGTATCTTCAATGACAGACATGGTTATACAATTACAGGGATTTAACGACATAGATATGTTAGAAGAAAGAATAGCTGAACTAAAAGAAGAGGAAAATTATGAATGAAAAAGGCTTTTATTCAAAAGATATAATAAAAACATCTAATAAGGATGATTGGGAAACTCCACAGCAATTATTTGATAAGCTAGATGCAATTTATCGTTTCACGCTTGATCCTTGTGCAACACATACAAATGCAAAATGTAAAAAATATTATACTAAAGAAGATAATGGCCTTTCAAAAAACTGGAAGGGTGAAGTTGTTTTTATGAATCCTCCTTATGGTAGAGATATTAAAAAATGGATAAAGAAAGCATTAGATGAATCTATTTTAGGATGCACAGTAGTTTGCTTGATACCTGCAAGGACAGATACAACTTACTGGCATGATTATATATTCCCAAACGCAGCTAATATAGAGTTTTTAAGAGGTAGGGTAAAATTTGAGGTAGATGGAAAATCAAAAGACCCTGCACCATTTCCATCTGCAATAATAGTTTTTCAACAAAAAGGAGAATAATGAGCCATCCAAGTAAGATCAAAGGCAATAAGTTTGAAAGAGATTGCTGTAAAAAAGCAGAACTATTTGAAATACCAAGCAAAAGAGCATGGGGTTCAGATGGTAGATCATTAGGATTACATCCAGAGGTAGATATTGTTTTGGGTGATAAAAACTATAATGATGAAATGCACGTTCAATGTAAGATAAGAAAGCGTTTACCTACTTATATTTTCCCAAAAGATGATGCTATAGATTCTCAGCTTATTAGAGAGGATAGGGGCGAAGCCTACATAGTTATTAGGTATGAGGATTATCTTGCAGAAATGCGCAGATATAGACAGTTAAAAGACGAATTAGAGCTATATAAACCTACCAAACCTGAACAAACTTAAGACTTATTTCAAATACGCCAGGCGCTACTTGATTTATATTAATTGATTTTTGATTTAACTTAACTAAATAAAATTCATTCTTAGTATTATCAGGTTGCAGTATATGCTTTAGCTTACCACCTAAAGTTCTTGATAAGTATGTTCCAAGTATTGATTGCTCTTCTGACAAAATATAATTATCGCCACTTAGGCTGTGTGTGCCTGCTGAGCTTCCATATTGAAACTGGTTAAACATATCTGTTTTATCTACATACGAAAACTTCATATCCCAACTTTTTCTTCCAGTTAACCCAGCACCTGCAAAATATACACCTTCATTATTAGTATTTGTCTCTGTAAAAGGTGGCAAGTCTCCCCAATTTGGTGCGCCATAATATGAAACATGAGTTATATCTTTACCTGCGACTGTTCTTTTAGAACTAACTCCTTCATGAGAATATTGCGCCTTAACTTCAAGGTCAGGTGAAAATGGAAAGTCTAAATAAGTTCCTAGTGAATAGCATCCTATATTATAGTTGCACTGCGATTCAGGAGTGTCAAATAAAAAATCAAATTGCGTAAATTGATTATATGAGCTACTTAATGAAATTTCAGCTAAAGCAAACCCATCTGTTGTAATGTCTCCACTTAATGTTCCAACTTTATTATCCTCAATAGTTATAGTTCCACTTGAGTTATATACTGTTTGATCATAATTTCCATTGTAGGCAAGAGAATCTCCATTTAGATTAATTCTTTCATCACCTCCAGATGCGAGGTTATGATTAAGTATAGCAAAATAATTTGACGTTTCTAAAATTGATGAAAATCCATTATGAAACTCACTATCAAATGTTAACTCTGATTGTACTTTTGTCTCTGAGGTTGAAAAGTTTTTTGTCCTAATAGGGTCAAAATCCCAAAGCTCTGCTGGGCCAGTAGTTACTCTAAGTGGCATACCTATAGCTCTTGCAAATAATACATTGTCTATATAAACTCTTGGCGTTTGAACCACCCCATAACTCATAACATTTCTTCTCCTATGCTTGCCCCTCGGCTTTTAAATTTATCTACTTTCGGTGATTTTTTATAAACTAATCCTTTTCTTTTATATCTAACAGATCTTCGAGTCTCTCCAGCCATACTTACAATGCTATCATAAGACTCCCATGTATTTGTATGTGTTTCATCCCATTTGTCTGAAACTTTTTGAAAAGTAGAATCTACAACTTTTTTTGTCACTAAAGACCTGCCACGACTACTAAAACACGTTACGTTTTTAATATATAGCCACCCCTTGTATGTAAAGAGAGTATCTTTTATTTTTGTTCCTTTGTAAAGATAAATATTAATTAAGTTTTCATAAATCTCAACATTTTTAACTTCTATATTAATATCGATAGCCATTTTGCCCTCATAAGCTATAGATATTAAGCTGATATTTCCTTTGGAATCGAAATCAACGTGCTTTTCGTATTGAGTTATTTTCATAGCTATTCCATGTCCTCTTCGTTTGGAATGGCGTAAATGTTAATATCAATATATTTCAAATCTGACGAACTAAAATAATCTAACGTAAACCTTGGAATTGATGGGTTCGGTCTAAAGACAAATGATTCTTCTTCAATTGTTCCTACGTTCTTAGTTAAAGTTATTGGGAAATTTTCACCACTAGTATAAATATAAGAAACATCATTGCCATACTTATCTTTTAAATCTTTTAATTTAAACATTTTATACATATAGCCATGAAATGAAGAGTAGCCTGTATAAACATTGTAATTTTCTTGATATAAATCGCCAAAAAATCCATCAAAAGTATTCACTTGTTCTTCTAATCCAGCAGGCAATTCTTCTAAATTATCAATAAATTCTTCTCTAATCTGAACTCTTATTTTATGTACCCAATCTGTAATAAAGTGATATGGGTCAGAGCTGCTTGACACCAAATCATGAAAATTAAATGCATTGGAGTTTTGCAGCCCCTCAACCACATAATCATCTCCTGTCATCATAAAATTTCCACTCATGCTAGTATAAATTTGAAATGTATTAGCACCACTATTTCTAGAAATAAAACTTCTTTTATCTGTCCAGTATATGTTGGCACCTGGCAAATATTGGTCGTTTTCTGTAAAGAATGAAGGAGTATGCTTGAGGCCCATTACGTATACGTAAGGATCATCACTAGCATCATCATCTGTATCATCATCTGTATCATCATCTGTATCGTCATCTCCTGTTGACACTGGGGTTCCATGAAGCTCAAAGTTTGCTAAATTAGGCGCATGATATCCATCTCCAATATTTGGCAAATCATTATAAGTAAAAGACTCAACGCTTGCATCAAGAACAATTACTTTAGTTTCAAAAGCCATAAAAGTACTATCTTCTATTCTTAAAATTTCATAGTCTCCACCTGCTCCAATCCAATCCCAATATTCTGGGTGTAAAAGAGCGCCAGATAAAAATGGTTGGAAAGTTACAATAGTTCCAACTAAAGTTTGGTTTGAGTCTTCTAGCTGCTGTAAATAATCCCCTACCGACTGAAGCCCCCCACTTTGAAGTGGCGCAGAAGTGTCAGTAGCAACTACTTCTATCTGTATTTCTTTAGATATTGAATCATACGTTATTGAGTATGGCCCAGCACCTATTAAATTATAATTAAATATAACATTACCTAGATAAGTCTCTACTGGGCTTGGAGGATATAATACTTCCATTAAATCTACATCCTCTTGCGTTATCATTCCACTATTATTAAGATCTCCAATAGCTATTTGCTCAAAAGTTAAATTTTCAATAGCTTCTTGGTCTTGGTTGGCAATACTTTGGGCTACTTCCAAGTCATTTTCTAGGACATATCCATCTTTGTCATAATCTCCAGTGGATTTAAATGTACCACCTGCGTTGTATATGTAATCAAAATTAAATATAGCAAGATCTTCATTGTTTACAAATCCATATTCATCTCCACTGAGATTAGCTGCTAATAAACCTGCTTCATCTAGCGTAATTCCAGTATAATTCGTGCCATTTACATGGTCATATAATATTAAATAATCTAATACTGTATAGGCATTTCCATCACTATTTAAATCCCCTAGTGTATATTCTGGCAATGGCTCTTCTTCTTCCTCTTCTTCTTCCTCTTCCTCCTCTTCTTCTTCCTCTTCCTCCTCTTCTTCCTCAGTATCATCACCAGTGTCATCACCAGTATCATCACCAGGATCAGTTCCATCTCCATCTTCATCTTGATCTTCTTCTTCTTCTTCTTGGTCGCCATCATCTATTATTTCGCCATCACCTAAAGTATGTAATTGTATAGCTGTAATAGTAACACTATCCATCGTCTTTATTATATCTGTAATCATAAAGTAAGGTAGGGCTATTTGCCCAGATTCACCTATACTAGTAAGAATATAATATGGAGACTTAATACTTGCGCCAAAAGGAGAAAAGAAATCATCGTAATTTCCCTCAGAAATACTATCAAAGTTTATTATATCACCTGATTCAAGATTAAAACCTTGCGATAAATTGATTTTAAAATTTACAATAACGTGTTGATTTTTATGTAATTGAAATAAATGGTCTCTTAAAGTAATCGCTGTATTGTGATCTTGTATATATTTTGATTCATGTTCTAAAAGGTAATCCTCACTTTGAAAGTCATTTGCCCCTAATCCATAATGATTTCTTGCAAGCGCTATAGCTGTAACATCTCCATTAAAGTATCCCATTTCGTCTGTAACATTTTTATATTCTTCTGTTATATAATCATATCCATACTTGACCCTACATTTTAAAGCCAAATCTTCTATTTTTGTTTTTGTAAACTTATAAGATTGTATATAATCAGTATAGATTGTTTTATTTACATCTCCATCAGAATAAGTCGCTTTTAATCCAATCATACAAGGCTTAGAGTCTTTTAGTCTACTTTTAAAAAAGAAATTTGAGCTTTGACATATTTCTTGCATTAAATCTGCTGTTCTTATGGGAGTATCTATTGAAAAGTCTAGTTTATAATCAATATCATCTACATTTATAACTTGAGTGTAATTTGAAGGCCTATTAAACTCTTTATCTAATAGATGAGAAATTACTTTTTTAGGCTGTCTTATTATTTTTTTTGCTTCGCTTATATTTTCACTTTTTAAAGCTAAAGTAGTATACTCTTCGTCATCTGTAGAGTAATCTTTAAAATTTATAATTTCATCTGTTTCTTCTATTGAGGTGATATTCCCATTTGAATCTGTATTTTTAAGGCAATAAACCAAACTAATATTCCTACAATTTAAATATATGCCTTCAGATATATCTGTATATTCATCATTATATTCATAATAGGGGCTATCTTGCCTAAACAAAGTTCCACTTATTTGAAATGGATATACAACAAGCTCGCCTATCTCTACAGTATCATGAAATTGAGTCATATCTAAGTCAAAAATATAAAAAGTTTCGTCTTCCATCCCAGATTCAGATAGACTATCGTAATCTTGACTGACTGCAACAGTATCTTCTGGGTTGCAATTTACTTTTAACATTACCTCTGAATACAATCCATCTTGGAAATTATGTTTTAATTTTTTATTTCCAATATAATCAAGAACATTCCTTAATAGAAAATCATCTTGCGAGGTTACTGAGCTTCTTAAATCAGCATCGTCTTCACTTGATGGTGGCCTTTTATTATTCGATATTACAATTAAAGGACTATCAGTTATAGACCAGATTCTATTGTCATCATTTTGCACATAGCCTTCATATCTACCTTTTGCATTTAAAAAGAATTTATTATTTAGGGCATTTTTTTGATACCATGTCCTTCTCATTAACATTCCTGAGAAATCTGCATAGAAATCCATTTTTATATATCCTAAGTCGTAAGCAGAATCGTAATTATTATCATTATATCCATTGTAAGGAACGAAATTTAAAAGAACTGAATTTGTATCGTGCATAGAGTAAGAAGAAACCCATCCACTTCTATTTCTCCATTGATTTCTTTCTTTGTCGCTTTCATTATTTATTGGATGATTAAAAGGATGTCTATACTCTAATATAGGTTCGGCTTCAAAAGGGTCACTGTTATGAGCTATAGTCCCACTAGCTTTATAATTTCTTGTTGACACTAATTGCATTGGGGCTAATCTAGATGGGACTTTTTGAGCATCATAGTAATAATCTTTATCTTCTAGCCCATCATAAGTATTTTCTTCATCATCTACGCCATCAAAATCTGCTGTCGCACCACCTATAACCTGGGAAACAAACCCTATAGGATTTTCAGATTGAATTTGCCCCTCTTCAAAATGATTTTCTAGTTCTGTGTCGTTAGTAGTAAAATCAATAGCATTACCAAAATCTTGATCGCCTTGACCAGGGAAAAAACACCAAGCTAGTTTTGGTCTAAGTCCATAAAAATCATCGTATTGTCCTTGCTCTTGGCCATGATGTACCTTAGCAAAAGTTATTAAATTGTGGTCAGAAGGAGCTTCAATCCCTCTATTATCTACATAAACATCAGAGTCGCACTGCATTTCTTCAAATTCAAAATTTATGCAAGGATTGCTTATAACCTTGTGATTTCCACCAGCACCTTCTAAAAATATATTAACTTCGTGGTTTCCAACTACCTGTTGAGAAAAATTTATATTATTCGGGCCACTATCGAAAGCATTCGTGTAATCTCCCCATCTAACATGAGTATTTGTAAATATATCTGTACCAGAAAAATCTATAGGGTTTATCTCTTGCCCTAAATTAAATCTTCCATAATTATTATCTGAGTCGCCAGTAGTATCAACAGTATAAAAATTATGATGTATTGTAGCATTTCTTAATTTTGACAGCTCGCCAACCAATAGAGAGCCTTGGTTTAAATATTGTGAAGATCTGAGACCATCTAAAGTTTCAGTGTAAAATTCTATATAGTTATTGTAAATATCAAATTGCCTGTCAAATGGACTTCTTAGTATTCTGTCATTTGATTGTCTAGGTATTTGTCTGTAAACTCTAGCGCCACCATCTCCTAGTTTAACAGTTAGTATATCTTGGTCAACAAGTTGAGTTACTTTGACTCCTAAGTAATCATCCCCTACATAAGGGCCTAAGTCAGGAACATCATAAACAGATGGCATTGTTTTTATTCCAGCAATATCATATCCATCAAAATAAGCCTTATCTGCAATAACTTTAATTTTATTATTACTGTCTATAAATGATATCGCAGGCGCTTCCTGTAGATGTCCATATAAAATTGGCACTCTTGTATCATTATAAACTTCCTTAGTTGTTACGTCAAGATAAGCGCCAGTATTGTCTTCAGAAAATAAAGTATATTCTTTTCTTGGAAGTTCAGACTCTAAAGATTCTGATAGTTTTTCATCACATTGTAGGGAAACTCGACCAGAAGCAACATTTATTCTTGTTACGCTTAGGTTTGCTATTGAAATTAAATCAGAAATACTTGTAATATTTGGAGTTGCAATATATATACCTACGTCAGCATTTAATATTCCATTTCTAGTATAGTCTATAAATCTAACTCCATCTACAGCATGATTACTTACGCTTATAGTAGTACTGGACATTTTTAGTTTTTTAGACTTGAAGTCAATACTTTCTTTCAGCGAGCCTATATTTAAATCTAAATCTCTGTAGTATTGTCCATCAAACATCCCTTGTTTAGTAGATAGTCTTATTGTTACAGGGGCATTAATTATAACATAAAATTCAAAATTATCTACATCATCTATTAAATTAAAATTAGAATTTAAATCTATCATGACATCCCAAAGTCTGCACCTTTTCTAACTGCCTCTGCAATTAGCTCAGGTAATTCTGTTTCTACAAATTCAGAAGAAATTATAGGATTGTTTATTACGATTGATGTCCCAGCGCCACCTTCATTCATAGCATCTAAATTATCAACACCAATAGAATCTACAGCATTTCGGCTCATAACATACTCTCCACGCTCTGCCTCTATAATTGTGCCTCCTTGGCTATGTCTTCTGCCACCAACAAGTCCACCTTGTTCAAATTGATTTATTTTAGCTGCCATTATTGTTCCTATCCCAAGTTGTATTCCAGCAGCAATTTGAGGCACTGGGGGCAATGATATTTCTGAAACTTTTCTAAAAGTAGCTATAGAAGCAGCAATAACATCAACCATCGCACCAGCAAAGGCGATTGCTTTTTGCTGTTTCTCATTTTTTGCAAATTCTTTAGCTAGCCTCAAAGAATCTTTTATCCCTTGATTGGCTAAATCTGTAAATGCTTTCTTCTTTCTTTCTTGAACTTTTACTTCTTCAATGCCTTTCTGTATAAATAATTCATCAATTTTTATAAGCGCCTCTTTCTTTTTTATCTCATGATCTGCAGCTGTAATTTGTTCAGCAGTCATGAGAAGTTCTCTTTCTTTTAATCTATTATGCTCCTCTTGCGCTTCTGAATGAGCCAAGGTAACCTCTCTTAGCTTCATTTCTGATTCAAGTTGTTTTTTATCAGTTTCAAGTTTTATTTTATTTAATGCGTCAAGTCTTGCATCAAGCAACGCTTTTTTAGTGTCATTGTCAAAAATTTTTAACTGATCATCTATTTTATCTTTATTTAAATCTCTATTGTCTTCTAGTTTTTTATTTAAGTTATCTAGCTCATCTGCAACATCTTTCGTTGAGTCTGCAAATAAGTCTGTCATATCTATTAATTCTGCGATTACAAATGTCGCTCCAAGAATAACGAGATTCTTTTTAGTTGCTCTTGTAAAAAGTGTAGTTCCTTTTGTGGCTAAGTTTATAGCAGTTGTATAGGAAAGATATGCTGTTCCTGCTATTCCGATGGCAGTCGCATAAGACTTTATTTCCTCTGCATCTATATTGTTTGCAAATTCTTTGGTTGCATTAGCAACAGAGATTATTACAGGTGCTAATATCTTACCCATCCTCTCAGCTAAATCCCCAACTGCATTGTTCATCTGATCCATAGCACCAAGAAGAGTTTGTGCATCTCTTTCTGATGCTCCACCCATTTGTGTAGATATCGCTTTTAATGCACTATTTAATCTAGCTCCTGAGCCTGCTGCACCTTCAATCTCAACTCCATATCTTGACATTGAGTTTGTTGAAGAAAATACACTTTTTGCAAGCATATCAGTAGCAGTATTTAAATCCATACCTTTTACTGTAGCTAAATCCATTGCTGCTTCTGTTAGTTGAGATATCGCAGCTTGCTCTGAGGTGTAAGCAGATACTAGGCTCATCGCCCCTAATGTTTGCTCATCTCCAAATCTTGTTGTTTCTTGTAATGCAGATGCTTTGGCTTTTAAAGAATCTACAGATGACCCAACTAAACCTTCTAGTCTTTTCTCGGCTTGCTCTTGTTCTCCATAAGCTCTACCAAGTTTTAATACACTGGCATTTACAAGGCTAAATGCGAAAGAAGCAAGTAATAACTTAGAACGAATAGTCGCAAAACTATTTTCTACTAACCTACCTTTGTTGCTTATATCAAATAAGCCCTTAGAAGTTTTACTTGTCTGCTTATTTAAATCATTTAGAGAAGCTTCATACTTACCAGTTCCCTTTTCTAATTTTCTTTGCGCATTAGCTAATTGATCTATAGCTCTTTTTAAAGAACTAGCCCCTTGAGCTTCAAATTTTACTGTAATTTTATTTGACATCTTTTGCAGCCTTTTCTTGAACTTTATTCAATGCTTTTTTTATTATAAAAGATTTTTGTACCCATCTACTTGGTTGGTCACCATAAGATCCACTATATGGCTGTATCCCAAAGTTTTCTGAGTATATATATCTTTGAATATCTTTTTGGCACTGCTTGTCATATACAATATTACTGCAAGCAAAGAATGGGAGTTGAGATTTTACAGAACTAGCTATACTAAAATCTTTGTTTTGTTTCAAGCTTATTTCCTTAGTTTCTTCAATAATTAAATCAACAACATCCCAAACATCTTCATCGCAAGTAAATGTTCGAGTCTCATACTCGCCATTAACCATAACAGGCAGTTGTGCCTCGTAAGGATAACTATGAAATTTGCAGCCTCCACACTGCTCAACCATTACATTGAGTTCTACTTGGAGGCTTTCTCTTCCCCCACCATTATATACTTTTGTAATTCTAAAAATATTTCTGTTCTATCTTCTATAGAAAGTGTTTTTAAGAATTTATCAGAAGTATCTCCTTTTAATCCAGTTCTGAGCCACTTTGTTATTGTAGTGTTCATCATTTTAAATGTACCTACAGTACCATCTTCATCGTACTTATATTCAATAGAATCGAGCAACATATCTTGTTCGTCTATAGATATATCTTTAAATACAACCTTCTTACCAGATTTAGTTTTAAATTCCATAGTTATTCCCTCTTTTTATTTTTTTTGTTTCTTTTTTACTTTTTTAGGCTTAGGCCTATCAAATTTAACATTAGGCTTGTCGCCACTTCTTGGTACTTGGATATCACTAACGTCAACCCAATGAGATGGGACTAAATCTACATCCTCATCTGCAACAATTCTAACTCTTATTTGATTCCTTACTTTATAATATTTCATATTTAGCCCTTATTATGTATTAGTATCACCAACTGCAACTTGTAGAACTTCGTAAGTTGAGCCTCCATCAACGACTTTTGCTTCAAAGTCAAGCGTTGCAACATCTCCACTACCAACAGAAGCGCTGATTAATTTAGCTTTATGGAATAATATCCCTAAGCCATGCGCATTGTTATCTTCAAAAGCAAGGTCTTGTGGGAATATAGCACTAGTTGAAATAGCTGCGCTTGAATCATTATCGTGAGTTGCACCAAAGAATTGAATATAAGAACCTTGACCTGCATCTCTGTGAGCTTCAAGCAACTTATCTGTATCTGTATCGTATTTTAAAGAACCACCAAATGTGATATTAAGCTCAGGTACTGCTCTTGCTATAACTTGTGGCTCATTATTTGTGCCTTGAGCGCCTAGCATAACGCTTGGAGATTCAATCGTAAAAGTCATTGTGTTGAAAATAGGTTTCATTTTAAAATAGTCTTCCCCAGCAGCATCTACATCAATCATATTCATATATCTAAACCCAAGGTCTGTCATAAATACGTTATCGCCTATAGAACCGAAGCCAGTAAAAGAACCTATTGCCCCTTTTGTAGGTGCATAACCTGTTTGGAATGTTGCGCTGTAATTAAATCTTCCACTTGCAGTTCCCATGTCTGCTGAAATCTCTAAGGAAGTACATACACACCCAGTAAATTGATAAGAATTGGCTGCCTCTGGAGCTAAAAAGTAAATAGATAATGTTTTATTGAAAGCATCAGCAGCAACAGTATCATCATGCTCTAAGTGAGTAGGCGAGTAAGTACCACCACCTGGAATCAATACTACATTTTGAGCATCAGCTTCAGTAGATTCATCTGTTGTAACTGCTGTTGCAGTGACGTTTTGCATTAATATTGCAAGTGTATTAAGGTCAAGCCTTCCAGATAAAGTAAATTCAGTCATAACCCCTTTACTATTATTATACATAGCTGAAAACTGTGCAACTCTACCAGTACCAGAACGCATTTCAAACTCTTGATCTGGAGTGAATGTTGGTAGAGTAATCCCCTCTACATCAAATTGCTGATAGTCTCCTGGAGTATCATTAACTGTTCCAATTTTAGCGTTAGATGCACTACCATCTTCTGCTACATATACTGAAAATTCTCTTCCAGAATATGTTTTTGCAAATTCAGCAGAATTAGAAAGATCGTCCTGTAGATGGTTTCCAGCATAACCTCCTTCTATCCATCCTTGTATGTTACCCAATAATTTATTCATTGTTTCTCCTTTGGTGTTTTATGTCATGTTCCCTGTATGCTGTCCCTTCCATACCATCTCGACAACATACTCATTTTCTTCTTCTAGTGTATTAAGACTCGTTGATTCTACTCTAGCTTCAAATACCCTAGAAGAATCTGATAATGTCATGATATGGTAATCGTGACATAATGCCTCTATTCGAGAGACGTACCTCAAGACATGGTCAAGAGATGACTTCTTAATGTTTTTATCTAAAAAATAATAATACATATTCACTGTAAACTCTCTTGTTTCTGAGTTTGATGTGAATGATGTTAGTTCAGACCCTACTGGGTCTAATCTTAAAAATTGCGCACCTGCCTGACTGGTCTCATGACCTATATATACAGGCAATGCACCCTTGAATTCGTCTCTTATCGTGTTACGTAATTTATCAAGAATATTCTTAAAGTTGTTAGTAAAATTTACAGCCATTATAAATAATGCCTTCTTCTAGTCATTTTTATTCCTTTTAAGTCTCCAGTATCAACTTCTTCGTTGTATCCTCTGACTTCAACTTCCCATTCATTAGTAGCTGTAGCTTCACTATTATTTGCTGTCCCAGCGAATCTTACTTGCAGACCATAAGCTAAGGCTTGATAATCTCCAGTAATAACCTCTTCTGTAACTACTTGATTTGTTTTTAGCCCTGTGCTGTCTTTAACGTATACATTGTATTTTGCAGTTCCTATAGCTCCTCCTGCAGAACCACTAATAGAAACTTTTATTAAATCATAATCAACGCCACCTGCTCTACCTCTAAAGTCTACTGGCCTAACTGAACCATCTGTATAACTAACATCCCTAAGTACACCCTTAGAAGCATCTCCAGTATTCTGCCAGGAAAGTGCAGCCCTACCTTCATTTAGAAGTTGCACGTTATTGTCAGCTTCTGTCATAAGCGCAGTTGCTAGTTCTGATGTTGGGTCTTTAGTCTTTACCATAAACGCAGCAGCATATAAAGCTGTTGTTCTGATAATCATGTAATCAAAATTACCACTTTTATCTTTCCACATATTCTTAGGAAGCTTAGGGTCAAGCCTTGAATCTAAATATCTACTTGCATCAGTTCTGAACTCTGTTACCATTCCTTTAAAATCTTCACCAACTTCAGCAAGTGAATCATTAGGGTCAGAGCCTTTATATATTATAAAGTCATTATCTTCATCATACAAATTGTCTCCAACTGCAGATGGTTGAAAATGCTTATATATTGGAGCATCATCTACTATAGCAGCAGCATTTGTTCCGAGTTGCCCTCTTACAACTGTCAATTCATTGGTAGATATTCCTGTTATACCTAAAATTTCATCGCCTATTTTTATATATGTTTGATTTGTTAGAGCTGAACCACTATCAACTACAATAGTTGTAGCATCTGCTGCATATCCTGACCCATTATTCACTGCTGTTGATGCTGCTGTAGCAACTGTTTGATTTCCTGATTGTTGAGATTTTCCATCAATAAATAGATGAGTCATCAATCCTGAATCATAAGCCACATAAAATGTTGTTCCGAACTGTGATTCGCTTGTCCAACCATATACTGGAGTCTTTTGATCATACTCATCAAGCTGTGGAAATACTCTTTTTAATTCTTTGTGTGTACAATATATTGGAGCTGATGCCATTATTTACCTCTTTTACGAATTTTTTTTATTTTACCATTTGCTGTTCTTGCAAATCTATGAGTCTTAGTCTCCCTTGATGGTATTAATGTACCAGAGTATCTTTTGCCACCATAAGTCCAACTAACTTTTTTCTTTGCTCTAGGCATAACAATCTCCTACCATTTCTTGCAAGACCAATATCTTGCTGTTGTTTTATCTTTAGCTGTCGAGCATTTATGTCTAGCTCTAAATGATTTTCTTCTAGCTGGGCTAGATTTTTTTATTCTCATATTAGGGTCTCCAAAGGTCACTCTTTTTACTCTATTTCCTGCCTTAACATAGACTTGGAACTTTTTTCTACCATAGCTTGGCTGACCCTTTCTAATGCGAGAAGGTTTATTGAGTCTAACTGACTTCCCTCTATACTTAGCCAACTCACTTTTTCCTTTTTCTTCTAACTTTCATTTTTCTTTTTTTAGACTTCTTAGGTCTTCCTCTTTTTTTACCATACGTACCTTTACCATAAGGCATAGTCTACCTCCTTAGAATGTTTCTACTTTTAATGTTGCTCCACCTTTTTGCTGTGGAGTGTTTCCTAGTACTTCCATTAGTGAATTTACTTTTGCTGCATCTGTGGAATCTTGCTTACCACTAAATGGTGCGTTGTATAATGCGCTTACTACGAACTCTGCATTTGGGCAGCTTGATATCTGCCAATCTACTGCGCCTGTCTCGTAGTTTATTCTTCCTACGCTTCTACCAGCATACTTTAGATTTCCACGCCCATCATCTGTTATAAATATATTTTTGAAAGATGAACTATAGGTTACTCTGTCGTAGTTTAACTCTGGCTCTAGCCTTGCATTTACTGCGCTTGCTATATTTGCAAGTGCTGGTATTCTGCCATTAGCTTGAGCTAAGAATCTAACTGATGCGCCAGATCCACTTGTTCCTGCTGTTAATGCTATTGCCGATGTGGATAATTTACTTTGAGATTCAAATATAACATCTCCACCTTTTATAAACACATTTACTTTTTTCTCAAATAGATTTCCTGCTGTATAGTAAGCTGTATCTAAAGCATTTTGTATTTTTGAGATTAGCCCATTAGTTCCACCAAAATTACCATTAGCTGCATCTGTAGTAAAGTTTATCTCTAACGCTGAACCTCCATCTGCTGCTATTGTGAGGTAATATGTAGTAGAAGCTGTTAGTCCTGTAGGTGTATTCGATGTAACATCAGATAATCCTAAACCTTGATATCCTTTTGTGTAAAATTGTATTGCAACTGACCCTGGTGTTATTCCACATAGAGCTGTTGCTGTTCTACCATAACCAAAAAAGTTCATCGCTTTAAATCTACCAAGGCTATCTGTTTGTGCTACAGTATACTTATCAAAATCATGATAGGCATTGAAGAATGGTAGACTTACTGGGTCACCATCTGCTGCGCCAGTTGCTGCTGTTGAGCCATACATACCTCTTTTTACAGTTAATGTATTTGTTTCTAGCGCTGCTTTTGCTCCAATTCCTGTAACCTCCATTATTTCATTATCGACTCTAATTAAGTCGCCAACTCTAAAGAGATTTGCTGTGCAATCAGCTGCTGAAGTCCAAGGCTCTAAATATACAGTAGTATCAGAGGCATCATTAACAATACCATCTGCTGTTGCACTATCTACATTTGCTGTTGAGTCTACATACTCATTTGAGTTTGGCGCTACAGATGTTATTACGTCTCCTTCATATAAATCTGTATCATTATCGGTCATAATAGCTCTAGTTGCTGGCATACTTATAACTTCGCCTGGGCTTAATAAGAAATGTAAAAAGTTTTCATTGCCTATAGTATCTTCATCTGTCCATTGTTGAAACCCAAAGATTGCTACAGCAGGGGTAGAACCAGTATTGGAAACTCTTACCATAGATATATCACCAGACTTTTGCGATGAAGCACTTGCACTCTTACTAATATCTAATAATAAGTCGTTAGTTGTATCGCTATATGATATAGACTTTGTTGTGGTTGTTCTTGGCGATTTAGCTTTTCTTGTAGCACCTCCACTACCCCCAGTGTACTCTATTGCATACTTTGTCATAATTCTTTCCTTACGTTAAATGATATTTTACTTTAATATTTACTGAATAATCAGAGTTTATACTGTCTGACCTAAATAATGCTAAAATTACTTTTCCTGATGATACTGATGACGAATCTATTGTCCAACTAGATAGATATGGCTGCTCACTTCCTGCGTTAGTTACATCTGAATTATGAGCTAATAATGTTCCATTATTCAAACAATTTACTACACCTGATGTAAAGTCATAGCTCATTAGGTGCATACGAGTAGTATCACCAGTTGCAGCATCTGCACCCTCTATTGAATATACTGCATCAATAACCATATTATCAGCTACATACCAGATAGTTGGTACTAAATCTGATGCTCTTTCTCCATTACTGTCTGCTGTTGTAAATGTTGTTGCAGGATCTGTCCCAGTCCCAAATGTAGGAGGAGTAGCAGATGTTCCAAAATTAGCTGAAGAAAATGCTATAGCAGTATGTGTATTTGTAGAGAAAAAAGCTGATTCTGCATTACCTATAGAAAAATAAGTATATTGTGTATTTACTGTATTCCCTGATGCAGATACAAGTTCATTTGTCGTATCAACACTTAATACTGTTGCACCTGACTTTGCTCTAACTGCAAATGCTGTAGCTGTGTCGTCATTCTGTGGTAAAACTCTTACATTATCGTCTGATAATTGTAAAGCTGTACTTGAACCAGATCCATCCTTGACAGATGTAACTGATGTAGGAACTCCACTATTGGAATTATCTAATTGTAATAAATCTACATAAGAATTTTTTATTGTCTTTCCTGATAAACTCATTTATTCCCCTTATGTGCCATCGTATATAGTTGCAGGTAATGCTGTTGCCTTTAAAATAAATGGATGATTACCTTGATTTGTTGACAATCGCCCTCCATATTGTAAATATGCTGTTTTTGTTTCACCATTTGTACTAAATGCTGCCCAAAATGTATTATCACTTCCAATACTTGCTAAATCATCTGCATCTAAAACCCATTTTATATTTATAATCTCATCGTCAGCCTCTCCATCAGAATGAAAAACTCCAACACCATCGTATTCGTATTCTTGCGACAGCGCACTATAACCATCTGTAGCGTTTTGCGTACTTAAACTTGTTTCTATATGCGTACTTGTTGATACGACGTTTATTAAAGCTGACATTTCTATCTCTACTAATTCGCTTGGTGGAGTTTTAAAAGTTATTTTATGTAAATCAGATTCAACAGTCATTGAGTTTTGTATTTCAAAACTTGTAGTACCACCTGTAGAAGTTAATCTTGTATATCCAAGTATCATTCCAGCATAAGCACTATTAGCTGCACTAAATTCAGTCCCTGCTTTTTTAGCTACAAAATTACCATTATGAGAATCTAACTCTATACTAGCACCAGAATCTACAACAAAGTCATCTGCTACAATTTTATCTAAACTAGTAATTGTTAAATCTCCACTCGAATAAGTTACATCTGATAAATCATTTAAAGCTGATGCACCACCTCCAGCATTATCATCTACATATTTCTTTGTAGCTACCTCTTGTTCTTCAGATGGTTGCTGTTCTACATAAACTCGATTATCTTTTAATAGTAAGCCACTAGAGTCATCTCCGACTTTTACAACTTGCCTATCAGACTTTAGTTTGTGCTGTAATTTTAGATAATTTTCGTTTATAAACACTGTTAATCTGTACCTTCGTAATTCTTCATCTTTGGAAACTTATCAACAAACTTGGCAATCTCCAAATCTTCTAATCTTTTATGTATTTTGTTGACTTGATCCTTTTCAAATAGAGGAGGGTGGGTATTGTCCTCTAGTTTGTCAAGTCTCTTAAAAATATTAATGACCCACCCTTGTATCTGTATAAATGGTTCTAGTTTATTTGCCAGCCACTTTATCATCAGTTCTTAGCCCTTTAATCAATCCTCTTATCATAGAGCCGAAAACATTGTCTATTAAATCTATAAACCATGGCTCTATTGTGCTATTCCAAACCTTTTTAGTGACACTCCATTTACTTAAATTTAAAGTCATCAATCTTCCAACAGCTTCTAGTGCTGTTTCTACTACTGAGCAAATATGCTCGTTAGGCACTTTTTTTAGTACCCATAAAACTACAGCAGATGCTCCACCACCTACCATTAAACTTGAATTATTTCCCAACATTCCTAATACTGAATCTAACATCTGTTATCTCCTTTTAATAATGTTTATCTTGCTTTCGCATGAATTTTTCCTTTAACCCATTACCACTCATAGAAGCTAATATTTCTACTATCGCCCTGTAACTTGCTTTTAGCTCTGATTGCTTTATCTCAACCTTCTTACTGTTGTCGATAAGCTTAATCACTATCCCTTCAAGGCGAGTAAAAGATTCTCTAAGCTCTGTTTGTAGTTCGTTTGTTATCCAATCATTCTGAGTCTTAACATAATAAGCTAGAGCCACAAGGCCTACTAAACTTATTCCATACTCTTTAACTAACTCAAAAATGTCCATTATCTATAAAATTTTAGCATTGGCGTTGTATCACTCCAATACTTATATGACAATCTCAAAGATTGTCTTTTTTTCTTTTGCTTTTGTTGCGCTTTTTGCATTGTATGCCTCTAATGATTTGTCTATATTGTAACCTACGCCATCTGTATTTTGTAGGTCTATTTTAATTCCATCTCTGTTACCATCATCATAAAATATGTAGCAATTTTGACTTGCTCTACCACTTAGGTTTAGAGCTTTTTCTGCATAGTCATTACTTCCAACTAAGCTACTTGATCTGGCGTAACCATCTCCTATTCTTGCAGAATGTACATGACCAAAAATCATATAGTCTATTGCTATGCCTTTTAAGGAGTATCTTCCTATTATTTGGTTTACTGCTGATTCTAGCTTGCCCCTTAAAGATCCATGCCCATGTAGCATTAATAAGTTTTGACCTGCTACATTTATCACTAATTCTGATGGATTCCCTTGTATAAATTTAATACAACTATCTCTAAATAAATACCTTAAACATTGAAAGATTGTATAATCATAGTTATCAGAAGCTATTATCTTCGACCATCCCATCTCAGGGTTAGCTCTACCTTCATTACCAATAATAGATGCCACAGTTACATTAAAGTCTTTATTTAAGTCTAAAATAGCTTGTTGGAGGATATCCACAGCAAGGAATGTAGCATTAGCTCTGTTAGTAGCTTGATTTAAGAGTTCATCGAGCCTACGATCGCTATTCATCATATCCCCAGTCATAGCAACAACTATATTAGTTATGTTTGCTGTTTTAAAGTACTTTTTAGCCTTATTTACGAAAGTTCTTATTCTTTCCGATGCAACGCTAAAATCATATCGATTGTTTTCTAATTCTACGATTTCATTGAAGTGGATATCACTCAGTTGTAATACCCCACAAGCTTTATCGTTAACACTAAATTTATTAGTAGACTTGTTTAACTTATTATTTTCAAAAAGCGTTTTTAATTCTTTTGTGTATTCTTCTATAGCATTTTCGATTCTTGCGTGTTCACGAAATGCTTTATTGTAGATTCTGTTATTGTCCTGGGCTTTCTGTTTCTGCTTAGATAACCTTACATTTTCTCGTACGATATCTAAGTCAGCATCCCATATAGGATATATAGTTCTTGAGCCACATTTGATGCAACCATACCTCTGTTTACCTGTATTGGCACACTTGCCTTTTTTGGCTAAACCTATATGATAGCAGTTAGGACAAACTAACTTTTTAGGGTCTATCATAGACCTCCTAGCTTATTGTGATTTTACTATCTCACTTAACTCTTTAGCCCTATTAGGACTGTCAGACTTTGCCCATTTAGAATCGAGCATCTCCTCGCTAGCCTTCAAAAAGTTATCATCTTTTATATATTGTATTGTTTTTCTAAATTTTCGTACTCCAGAAAATCCAATCTGGAATATCATATTTATAAGTACTTCTTGTATAGCCTTTGGTTTTTCAAAAAACCATTCGCTCCAATCATCGTGATTGCCTATACTTTTAATTATATTATTTATTTTTCCATCTAAAATGAGGTCTGCAACTTCACGATCCATCACCAAATCTTTTATAGCGAACCCATAACCAATAGTATCGTAACCATTGGTGCATTTATAAACACGAGGCTCATAGCCCTCATGATGTGCAATCTGTTTTTTTAAGTTATCTAGGTTCATTTATTTTAAACTAAAGCTAACAGCTCAGACTTAGATGCGCTAGAGTCGTAAGATGTGCCTACAGAGTCTAAGTATGCTTTTATTTCAGCTATAGTATTGCTAGATGTTGGTTTTGATGTTTCTGAAATATTTAAATAACCTTCTGCATCTGAAGGAACGCTATCTACAGTTACAGATTCTCCATTTAATAGCTTTTCGTATACGTCCTTACCTAGCTTTGCTTTATCGGAAAAAATGTATGGCAATGCGTTTTTAAAATTTGCTTTTAATGAGATTATCATTATTGCTCCTTGTTAATTATATGGGTGGCTCAAAGAACCACCCATATTTTATTAGAAATTACTAAGCTTGAGTAATTCCAAACACTTGACCTTCGTCTACAATAGTCGCTCCATATGCAACATATGCAGCAATCTTTGTACCTAGATGGTCTACAGAATACTCACTAACTACTGTTGGTGAAACTTGATATGCAACCTTCAAGTTATCTGGCTTAAATACAGCCCCTACAATAGTATTAGTAGTACCAGTATTAGTAAATCTATCAGATACATATACTGGCATACCGAACAACTGCCCAGAAGCATGAATATCGCCACCTTGACCTAGTCTTGGTGATATTTGCGCTATACTAGCATAGTCTGAAGATGTAAAATTAGCAATTCCAACCATGTGTGTAGCTAGTTCAGGTGAAACCACCATAACAAAGCCATCAGAAGGATGAACACCATTTGTGTACATTAACTGTAATAGCGTTTTAGCATCATCTAAGTCAAACTCATTATCTGTACCTAGAGTTGACTCTATCATATTGCCAATAGTGCCATTAGAGAAAAGATCTCCAAGATAATTTTCAACATCTTGTTTAATGGCGTAGCCCATGCCTTGAGTATACATAGTCATTAGCTCTGGCGATGCTTGAATTTTAACAACATCTGCAATAATGTGAGCAGAATAAGCCAACTTATTAATAGTTAGCTTTGTTTCGCCATCATCATTTGAATGATAAGCAATAGTTGCATCGCTTAATGCAGAAATTGCTTGAGGTGTTGTTGCAGTTGCAGTATGCGCAGCCATCTTTGGAATGTGTATTGTATCCCCAGAAGCTTGAACTAAGCCAGATAAACTGCTATCTGCTAGTGAAGCAAATGTAGTAGGCTTTTCAAAATATCCTGCAACTCCAGTAGCCCATAACTCTGGAACAAAAGCTGAAGCACCAGCAGAAGCGCCATAAGTAGCACTAACATCTGTACTAGATTGATTATCTCCAAATGCCATCATTAAATGGTTACCTGCGTAACCATTCTGAGCATAGCCTTGAATGTTATTTAATAAATGATTCATTTTTTCTCCTTACCTATAAAGGTAGTTTAATTTTATCTATTCTTATTCTTTGCCTCATTTACTATACCACTCCAATTTTCTCTTAGTTCAGCAGCAGACATACTTGTCCAATTTTTAGGCAAATCAACACGCCCTCTTGGATTTCCAGCTACCTGTGGTGCATTAGGCTTAGAAGAAGAAAGTTTTCCTGTTACATATTCAAGAGTGTCAAGATCAAGTCCTGTTAATCTTTCTCTCTCTTCTTCAGGGGCTGATTCTAATAAAGTATTTCTTCGATTCTCTTCATACTTGTTCCACTTCTGTGCATTTGCAGATAAACTTTCATTCTCAGAAGATACTTTTTCATATAATGCTCTAAAGTCTTCTTTTTCTTTAAGTTTAGCTTCTTCTGCACTAGCAAGCTTTTTTTCAAGTTTAGCTAATCTTTCCTCAGCTTCCTGCGACCTTTGACGATACTTTTTATTTTCAAGTACCAATCCTTTGATATCGGTCGAGCTATCATTGGTTTCTACTGTAGGTTGCTCACTTACTGTGTTGCTTTCTACTTCACTATTTTCTTGTGACATACTGCCTCCATATATAGTTTTTTTTGTTGCAAACACACAATATCTTGTATGTTTCCTATTGCGTAAGTTATATTATGTTGGGTTATAAATGCAAACATTTAATAACAATCTAAAAAAATTTAAGGATAAATGGTTTGACTTTATGGGGTATAGTCCTCATAATGGTCAAATTAAATTGCACTTTCCATCGAAGGAAGCTGCAAGGTTTTTTGTCATGGTATGTGGTCGTAGGTTTGGAAAGTCAACAGCAGCAGCTATGGAGGCAACGTATTACGCATCCCAACCTGATAAGCGAATATGGCTTGTTGGATTATCCTACGATAAAGCAGACATTATGTTTAGAGAAGTTTGGAAGCGAATGGTCGTTGGTAAAGCTAATGATATAGAAAAAGCCTCAGAGAAAGAACGATATATACGCTTCAAGTGGGGTAGCGTAGTAGAAGCAAAATCAGCAGATAACCCAGATTCTTTAGTGGGGGCTGGTCTTGATCTACTTGTTATTGACGAGGCAGCTAAGGTTAAAAGAAAAATATGGGAGATGTACTTATCTCCTACCCTAGCAGATAAGAAAGATAGTAAATGTATTTTTATTACTACCCCAGAAGGATTTAATTGGATATATGATCTTTATTTATTAGGTCAGTCTGATAAGTTATGGGAGTCGCATCAAGCCCCATCGTGGGAAAATCAATATGCGTTTCCTGAAGGGATAGATGACCCTTTTCTTGTTGAAAGAAAGAGGAATATGTCTAAGGAAATGTTTGACCAAGAGTTTGGTTCTGCATTTACATCGTTTGAAGGAAAAGTTTATCCTTTCGATAGAAATAAAGACGTTGGTCACTTTCCTTATAATCCTAACTTTCCAACGTATTGCTCTATCGACTTTGGATATAGGATGCCAGCAGTGGGCTGGTTTCAAACTCATAGAATAAATGGAGAATGGCATATAAATGTTATTGACGAGATTATACATGAGAAGAATATAAAGACAGATGAACTTATTGCTAAAATTGAACAAAAAGGATATCCTGTTAGAGCTTATTATGGCGACCCAGCAGGTATGCAAGCTCAAGGACAGTCAGGGCTGGGAGATATAGAAATTTTTAGGAGACATGGTATCAACGTAAGGTCTGTAAGAGATAAAACTTCAAGAAATATTGCCTCTGGAATTACTCACGTTAGGGGATTTATTGAAAATGCTAATAATAATAGATATTTGCATCTGGATAATAAATGCGTGGGACTGGCTCAAGATCTTGAAAACTATCGCTATCCAGAAGCTATTGAGAATAAAGACTTAAAACCTGACCCACTAAAAGATGGTTTTCACGACCATGGTTGTGATATGCTTAGGTATTTTTTTATAAACCAATTTCCAATCAAACGAAATAAATTAATAATGAGGAATAGATAATGACTACAGTTGAACAAATTATACAAGAATCTATAAGAGATTTAAAGCTTTCTCACGCACAAGGAAGAAGGCAAGAGATATATAGGCTTATAGATTATTATTCAGGAACAGAAACTCAAAAGTATATTGATAATTACTTTGATGCTGATGCGTTTAGAGAAATTCCTTTATATAATGCAAATTTTACTAAGCGTTTTATAAATAAGATGTCTAGAATTTATAATGTAGGTGCAAATCGTAACGTGGGGAAAAAATACGATGAGCTGACTATAAAAAAAGATGCTAGAATGAAGCATATCGAAAAAATGACAAGACTTCTTGGAACTGTAGCCACGCAAGTTATCTTTAAAGATGGGGATATGCCACATTTTGATTACAGACCAGTATATTACTTTGATGTTCACATGGAGGATAATCCATTTATACCTACTGCAATTACTTATCCCATCTTACATAACGTGAATGAAGTTTATGATACTACAAAACTAGAATATGCGTATTGGGATGCCAATATGTATGCGCATTATGATGAAGATGGTAATATAATGAATGAATATGAACATGGATATGGAGTTATTCCTTTTGTATTTACACATAGAGAAAATCAACTAGACTCTTTCTTTGTAGAGGGGGCTAATGATATTATTGATTGTAATGAGCAAGTTAATATTACAATGACTGAGCTACAGCTTGGACTTAGATTCCAGATGTTTGGGCAGCCATTTGTTACTGGAGTATATAGTGATAAAGGTATGAAGAGAACTGGTAGTGATCAAATACTTGACCTTCCTGAAGGTTCTACTTTTGGTATTGCTGCTCCACAAGGTGATATCCAGTCTGTAATAGAAAGTGTTAAGTTCCAGGTAGACCTTGTAGCACAAAACAATCACTTATATGTTCAATTTGCTCAAGATGGAGGCGAAGTTCCATCAGGTATCGCACTTAAAATTAAAGATTTAGAACGATTTGAAGATTATCAAGATGATTTAGAGCTTTGGAGAATGTATGAGCATGAACTTTATCACGTTGAGCGTGCGATTGCAGGTTATAATGGTATTAACTTACCAAATGAACTAAAGCTTGATTTTATTGAACCTGAATATCCTAAGACAGTACAAGATCAGATTCTACTTGATAATCATGCATTACAAAATAATCTTACTACGCAACCAGAGCTACTTGTAAAACAAAACAAAGATTTATCTATAGAGGAGGCGAGAGAAATTGTCAGAGCAAACAAGCAAGAAAACGAACAACAATCAATTTTTGAGAGAATACGTCAGCAAAATCAAAGACCTTCATAAAATAGATATTGACATTGATGGAGATATTAGCGAAGTTATAGTAGACCCAAAAGCGTTCGCTGAGAAGATAGCTAATAAAATATTACTTCAGAATATAGATAGAATTAAAAAAGCACGAAAACTAGGAGAAGAATTTGGCGAAGCCATTATATAAAGTAACATTTACTTCTAATTTTAGGTTTTCTAAGTTAAGTGCTGATATTGATGAAGTTTTAGGCGACTCAAATAAAGAGATAACTGATTCAATCGCAAGAAATACAAAAAAGAATATTTTAACTGCATCAACTAGAAGATTATCTAATGCAACTATAGAGGCTAGGCAAAAAGGTATTAGTAGCTTTAAGGGTCATAATCCAAGACCTACAAATGAAACAAGGCCTCTTCTTTATACTAAAAGATTGTTTGATTCAATAAAGCCAACTAAAGATGGTCTTGAGATGATGGATTATGGCTTAATACACCAAGAAGGATTTACGACTAGTGAAAATAAGAAAGTCCCACCAAGGCCATTTATCGCAACATTAAATCAAGATAAGGATGCTCTGAAAAAAGTTGAAGAAAGGATAGTAAAAAGAATGAACAGAAAAATGATGAAAAGGTCTAGGTAATGGCTGAACAATACGAAACCCTGGAGGAATTTTTAGATGCCGAAGAAATTGAACAGCAAGACGAAGACACCCTTCTCTGGGTCGCACTCGGACTTGCTTATGGAATTGATGTATTTGCTTCAAGAATTGAACGAGAAATTGCAGTACTCAGAGGGTCTGGAGTCGGAGATAGAGCAATTATCCAAATTCTGTCCGATGATCTTAGGACTGGAGGAAGAATTTTTGGAGAGTTCAGAAATACCATTAAGCGTGGAATTGTTGGAGGTGTTATGCAAGGTTTCAGGGTCGGACAAGACAATATTTATGGGGATAACGTAATGATGCGTTGGGTTTCTGTTGGAAGCCCTAAAATATGTGGTGATTGTGCTTCTAGGATTGGTCAAATCGATACTTGGGAAAACTGGCAAGCTGCTGGTTTACCTGCAAGTGGGTTTTCAGTCTGTAAAGAGAACTGCTATTGCCAACTTATACCAGAAGAGATACCTATTGACGACAAAGTTATAGTTCAGGGCGTTGGTGGGATAGAATCTAGTCGGTAAGAAAAAAACTTCCAAAATTATATCATTTAGGCAATAAAACAAAAAGGGGTATACCTAAGTACACCCCAATTTCGCTATTTACCTACTCACAAGAATTAGGATACCAACCATTGTGCTTAAACATATTCACTATTTCCTTTGGTATTTTATACACATATTTTAAAAGAAACTTAACTTGTGTTAAATTCCACTTTAAATAGTATCCTTCAGGATGACCTTTTTTATCCCAAGTATATCCAGTTAAGGCACAGGACTCAAGATTGTATTTATAGTCGTCTTTGTTAGGAGTAATAGAGACTCTTCCATCTCTATGTTTTTCTATTTTTTCAGGTTTCCCCTCAAACAGAATCTGATACCACTTCCCACTTTTCAATATTTCTATTTCAAAGTCATCACACAGTATTCTTGGGAAAATCTCTTTAATCGTTGTTCCACTCCTGTGCTTCTTTCCATCATTATACATTCTAATATTTTTCATAGGGAATTTAGCCTTTTTTAAATTAGATGCAACTTTAACCATAATGGCTTTCCTACTTTTTGGAATGTCGCCCGACTTTAACAATTCTACTATATTTTTATCTAGATAATCGTGTTCTTGTTTTTTCATAACTTTTCCTTTCCTTTTTTTGTCAAAAAACAATGCTAAACTATTTAGCATCTATTATAATTTACGAACAATATATGACAATGTCAAGTAAAAAGTTTACATGATTATTGAAATCAGGAGGTTTTTATAGAGGAGAGATTAAATTTATTTATATTTTTTTATTATAGGTTTAATTTCTTTCCACATCTTATCATCTTTCTTCGATTTAGTGGTTTTTACGATTAATTCACCTACAAATAACAAAAACTCAATACTACCCTTCTTTAGAATCCACTTTATTATCAGTGCTTGTATCATTTTCAGCCTTTTTCTTTAGTTCTTCGTTTAAATCGATTATATGCTTCTGAAAATCAGCAGATAAGCCTCTCCACTCTACATAACTTGCAAATAAGCTGTTCATATTTTGGATTTGGCCTGTAAGCCATCTTAGTTGCTGATCTCTTTCTTTATTTGTTAGTTTCGGCATTGTTTTTCCTTTTTTTATGAGACTAGGGAAGGTTTGCACCAAATTATAACGCTCCTGTTAACAATTTGCCCTTCCCTTATCTCTTTTCGACTAGAAAGCATCTCTGCTCACCTATTTTTTACCAAAGACTTTGACTTGCCCTTTTATTTCGTTTTTTATAGTATGCTGTTAAGCATTTTTTACATTTACTCTTACTTGAGCCATAATCTTCTGGCTTTTTAATCTCTTTGCAGGCATTACACTCAATTCCACCATCTTTAAACCTACTTTTGTGCTTTTTCTCTTGCCAGAGGTCATATCCACTTTTCATAACGTCCATTTCATCTCACTCCAGTACTTTCTCCTATAATACGACTTAATACGATTATCTTTCTTTCTTTTTGGCCTTAAAATCTTTTTGCCTTTAATGTTTGTGTAAAAATCATCTTCATCCCAGTCACATAGAGCGTGATATCTTTGAGTCCCAACTAAATTAGGGTGATTACAATTATATACTTCCTCTACAGGCTGTATAATCAATAAAAAAAGTAAGTAACCACTTACAACGTCTATCATTTCTTATTTGCTCTTTTTGCTTCAAGCTCTGCTGCCTTAACCTTCTTTATCCACTCTTGCTTTTGCGCTTTTGTTGGCCTACCATTAGGTAAAACGTCTACACCTACAGCTTTAGCACGCTTTTTCCAGTGATACATTCTATTTCTATTCACCTTGCGCCTATGCTTATGCTTTTCCCTTTTAATAGTAGTATATTCAGTCCTGGTACGCTCTTCTTGATCTTCAATCTTACGCTCTGGAAGGTCTATATCTGGCATCTCTGGAATATCTTCTACAATATCTTGTACCTCTGCATCTACAAAGTCTACAGGCGTTTTATCTGCCTTTAAATACTTTTCAAAAGGACTATCAATCGTTACGTTTATATTCTTCACAAGTTTTCCACTATGCTCCAAGACTAAACGTGCAGCTTGGACATTTCCTGCCTTTGCTTCCCTAACCATAGACTTTAACACAGCAGGTATATCTGATCCAAATTCAATCATATAAAGCTCATAAACCATATCTACGAAGTTTGGGTCTCTGCGCCAATGTTGTACTGTTGTAGGGGCAACCTTAAGCGTTGTAGCTATCTCTTTTACGCTCATTTCAGGGTTAAATGCCATCATTTCAGCAGCTTTTTGTCTTTCTTTTATTTTGGCAAGCTTATTCATTATTCTAATATATACAACCTTTGACCTTATTTTCAAATTTTTTTTTATAGCACCGAATTGACCTTTTAAATCCTATTTTGTGTGGGATGGGAGCTGTTAAGGGAAGAGAATTTACATACGCTCTACCCCCTAAATTATTTCTCCTTTGGGATTCTGATAACATGTAATATGTTAACTTTTTTAATGGGGGTTCACGTCGAGAAATATAAAGTAATACTTTAAATGATAGGTAAGACATACAACATATAGTAGCACAGCCTAGTTTTTAGGCCTTGTAATGAACTAAGAGCGTGCAAGCTGAGCCGATAACCACCCATAAATAATAGTAAGTAAGCACTTACATATCTACAACAATAACAAAATATATATATAAATAATTATTAAGTATGATTACAAAAAAGTTTACATTAATGCTTGCTTAATTATTAGAATGTTTCTATATTTGACTATCGGCCAAAAGAACCGAATAATTAAATAAAATAAAGGATATAAAAATGGAAGTAACAGAAAAAGAATATAAGTTTTTAAAAGAAATGGAACAAGACTACACTACACAAGAAAGCGATGATGGTTTAGTTTATGGTTATTGTAGTGGTTGTAGTGATGATATGAAATCAGTTAGGGGTGTTGTTGGTTCTTTAGTTAAAAAAGGTGTAGTATGGATTGAATTAGACCAAAAAGGCTTTATCCATCCAATAACAAAAGAAAAAGAGCCAGACGTATTTTTAGTAGGTGTTTTTGAAGAATATGGTAGTGATTACAAATTAAAGAACTTAGAGGTGGCCTAAGCCACCTTTAAACAATTAAAAGAAAGGATATAAACAATGAACACACAAATAGAAACAGCAGAGCAAGTTAGACTTCGTCATCATTGTGAAATTATAGCCGAAGATATAACAAATGGCTTTAATGGTGAATGGGTTGAAGAATTTAAAAAAGAAAATGAAGGTGAAGAACCAACAGCATATGATTATTTAAATGATGCTTTGAGTATTGATTATATAGTCGGAAGTGATGGAATATTCAAAGGGGCTGAGGTTTTGGTTGCTTTTGGTGGCCCAAATATTACAATAAATACTAGGAATAAATGCGTTGAAGGTTGTTGGTGGGGTGATAGTGCTAAGGCTTATTATGATGACAATTTAGGCCTTGAAGAATGTTTAGAAGAATTATATGAATGTGGGAGGGCTTAATATGCTAGGATTTGAATATAAAAACATCTATTACTATAATAAAAATGGTAAACTAATAAATG